ATTGTACCCACCGATAGTGTCGAGTCGGATATTCTGCATTGAGCCGGATCGATCAAGTAGGAATACACGCTCCATTAGATATACTGTCGCCATTGGCTTTATCTAAAAAGAAAACCTTCAGGACATACATGGTGGGTTCTTTCTATGTGTTCGATCTAGATTTTCTGGACCGAGCCATGGATGACTGGAAATCAATGTTTCCGACTATTCAGCCTTATTATGCTGTAAAGTGTAACCCACATCCACTCATCATCGAACGTCTTGTCAAGCTAGGTGCTGGTTTCGATTGTGCAAGTCTATCAGAGATTGAACTTGTCAAGTCAAAGGGATCGAGTGACATATTGTATGCAAATCCTTGTAAACATCCAGATGATCTCAGAGATGCATATCATCTTGGAGTATCAGTAACAACTTTCGATTCCGTCTCTGAACTTCAGAAGATTATGAGATATAAGATGGATATCATTCTAAGAATAAGATCAGATGATCCAACAGCCAAGTGTCAGCTCGGTAACAAGTATGGAGCTGAAGAATATGAGTGGCCTGAGTTGTTCCGCAAAGTCAAAGAGTACGACTTGAACCTCGTAGGTGTTTCATTCCATGTAGGCTCCGCGGCACAGAATGAGCACGCCTATATAGATGGTGTACAAAAGGCACTCAGGGCTGTCAAGATCTCGATGGACTATGGACACAATCCAAAACTCATAGACATTGGTGGTGGATTTACACACGGTAAGATTCCAACCAAATTATCAAAGACACTCGTGGATTACCTCGATGGATTCAGGGTTGTGGCTGAGCCAGGGCGTTTCTTTGCTGAAAAGGTGGCGACTCTTTTCACTCCAGTCATTGGATACAAGAAGGATTCTGTAACAATAGATGAATCTCTGTATGGAGCATTCAACTGTAGAATATTCGACCATGCAGAACCTGTTCCATTATTCGAAGATGTAAGACCTACAAGTCCAAAGACTCTCTTCGGTTGTACATGTGATGGAATAGATGTGATATATCAATCCGTCCAATTGCCAGACCTCAGAATCGGTGATGTCATTCAGTGGCCTAATATGGGTGCATATACAATGGCAGCCACAACATCTTTCAATGGTATACCATTCCAAAAACGGCAAGTATTCCTAAAATGACAATAATCCATATGATGTAGTTGTTTGACTTTTTCTTACATCTGTCTTCCCAGTACCTCAGAGCATCTTCATACCTGACAGTCTGTTTACCAAGTTGTGTATTGACAAGGTTGTGTAGGTCTACAGACCACCTGAACGGATCAGACTTGTCAAAGGGTAACTGTTTGAGGTTATCTTTGAGATGTTCTTGACATTCTAGACATGGTAGAATACCTACAAGTGAATTGATAAACTGTTCTATAGACTCTGGAGAACCTGATGTCAGACTTGACAAGTGAATAACTGACCAATAGTGAGGACCAAATATTTTGGGATCAATACACATACCCATTACTACTGGCTCGTTTTTTTTGAGATTAAAAAAAACGAGCCTCTTTATAGTAATGAGTTTGTATGAAGATCTGGGCGTCCCAAAGGATGCAAGTCCTGATGAGATTAAAAAAGCCTATAGGAAGTTGGCAATGAAGCATCATCCTGACAAGGGTGGAGATCCTGATACATTCAAGAAGATTTCACATGCGCATGATGTCCTCTCTGATCAGACGAAAAGACAGACGTATGATCTGACTGGTGGAGAGACGGGAGGTGGTTTTGACATGAGTAACTTGTTCAAGAATATGGGTGGAATGTTCGGCGCTCAGAAAAGGGAGAATGAACATCCAATTCGTATAACACTCGATGACATCTTTCATGAAAGAAAGAAGAAGCTCAGGGTCGATTGGATGAAGGATTGTCCCATTTGTACCATGCAGTGCAGACAGTGCAAAGGTAATGGTGTCTTTGTGATGCAGCTAGGGCCAATGGCGATTCAGCAACCCTGTCCAGAATGCCAAGGCAAGGGGAAGAGTCCCAAGGGGTGCAAGGATTGTGATCACAAGAAGCAAGTCCGAGAGGTGCGCGATATTACATTTGATATTGGGGCTGACACACAGGATGGGGAGCGTGTAAATGTGCAGGATATGGGTATCACATTTGTCTTTTCGATCATTGACCATGCTGATTTTACCAGAGTTGGTAGGGATCTTCACTTCAAACAAGAGATTTCGTTTATTGATTCAGTCAATGGGACAATTATAACTGTACCTCACTTTGCAGGCCCTATGAAACTCTCTACTCAGGACTTTGGAGTTTTGGATCCGCGTCAAGAGTACAAGGCTGATGGGAAGGGTATGAAGGGTGGTGACTTGTATATTTTGTTCGATATCAAATATCCACCACCTGGAAATAATCTTACAGTAATGTAAATGATTCGGAGGAAAGCTTATTCTTATACTCGCCGAGATGGCAAAAGAGTTCACGTCCCATCAACCCTGATTAAAGACCGCATCGGCAAGCTACGCAAAGGTCTCCTTGGTCGATATGGTTATTCAGAGGTGAAGAAGATGTCTGTCGCAAGAAGACATGCGGCACTGAGAAGAGCTGCTCGTCGTCTTGGTACCCGTCACGTCGAACGTTCTCTTATTGCCGCCTCGACATATACAAAGCGTACTTCACCAAGATCCTCTGCGATATTCAGAGCAAACGAGCGTTACATCAGACGCTTGTGAGGGTACATCTTGGCATAACCACTGACCGAGGGCTGAGGAACAGGTTCCGGGGCAGGAGCTGGGGGAGGAACAGGTGGAACTTCATATGATAGACGATATTTTCTATTCTTGTTTTTAAATGAGCGCCTAACAACGGATACTCCTTTACAAACACCTGACTGGCAAGTCATTGGTGGTGTACAGTCCGAATTTGCCGCACAAGTCTTGGGACTTTTACAAACACCTGACTGGCAAGTCATTGGCGATGTGCAATCTGTATTTGCTTTACAATCCTTGGGCTTGTTAAATCTCCACCATGCAACAGTACAACCGTCCTTCTTTGCTTTACATCTGACAAAATCAATCATAAATCCCATAAAAATAGCCACCACCACAAAAATCATGATTTTAATAATCCAATGTGACTTAGGCGGTGCGGGCTTCATATAATGTTGCTTAAGAAAATAATTACTCTCAATGTCATGTTACATATCATATCACAAGTGTGGGATACTCTTGGACCTGGATACTCAGAGGCTGTATATCACAATGCTCTTGAGGTTTCTCTACGACTTGCCGGTATTCAATATGAGACTGAACGTATCATACCAATAGAATACATGGGACATGTAATAGGAAATATGCGTGCAGATATTATACTGAAAGATTGCATCATAGAACTTAAAAGTGTCAGAAGTATCACAGAATCAAACAGAGATCAGATCAAGATATATATGAAACTATTGAATTATAGTCAAGGAATTCTGGTAAACTATGGATCTGAACTTCAGGTTGAAGAGTTTAGGCTGTAGGAATATACTCCCATTTGAGCTCGTCACAGATGTTTTTCCAAATCTGATCGTGTTTGTAAATCTTCGACTTGTCCTTTAACAAAGGGAAACACTTGATGTATTCATCCTCAGATAAGAGCTCACAAAACTTGTACAACACATAAGAATAACTCAAAAAGTTTTTGCGTTCAGGTGGACAATGCTTCTTGAATGGTACTTGTATCTGTCCAAACATGAGTCTCAGTTTGTCTTCGAGCATCTGAGACATGCACGGAGGGTTGATTCCATTGAGGACAGTTGATATGTAAGGCACATGTTCATAGTACTTGTTGAGTCTGAGTTTCTTGAGCAACGTTCTCACCTTTCCATGTGTAATCTCTGATAGGTTCTTAATCTTTTGCTTTTTAAATTCAACTCTTAGTTGAGAAATAACTTCTGAAGGAACACTGGTAGACTCTTTTGCTTGGAATTGTGCTATCCATTCATTGAAGTGATTCTTTCGGTCGTATGAATAGTTTGCATTCTTATCCATCTCTTGTTCCTCTTTGAAACCAGCCTCTTCTCCGAGTATGTATTCAACTCGACCACACTCTGTGCATATCTCATCTGAAGTTGATGTGTCACTTATGAATTTATATGAACCACATGTGCAAACTTTTTCATGTTTGATTGTCCTGATTGTTCTACTTTCACCCTCTACACGATTCAGATATCTCTCATATATGTCTCTTCTCTGAACACCCTTGTCCGACTTGGCATTGTACTCTTCGATAAAAGGCGCACACTGTGCAATATAGTCATACAGTTCATCACCCTTGAGCTCTCTTACGCGTTCGTTAAAGCGAGCTTCCATTAAAGCTATTGAGCGCCATTCTTTTAATGAAGCAACTGTTCTTTGCACTTGTGAACTTGATCAACTTTTTCAGGCCACAAAACTGGTCCATCGTAAGAGTTCAGACTTATGTCCTAGATACAAAGGTGAAGGTGATCGAATACATGTACAATGGACAGTTGTACAAGTATATTGGAGAGACACTTCCAAAGACGATTCAGCGTGGGTTCTTCTTACCAATCAAGGAGGCTTTTTGGAACGGTCGGAATGTTACATCTCACGTCAAGCCATTCTCTGGACCCAGGAATGATTTCTATGGTCAGGTTCCCAATCTCTCCTTCATATTTCACAAGGTTATCAGGAACAAATGGATCCCCAAGGTTACTATACGTACGCAAGATGGTATTGGCATCTTTCTCCACTTTGAAAAGGAGATTATAATTGAACCAGAGCCTGGGAATCTAGAGGTTACAAATGTTCTTGGTCAGACGTCAGTTTTTGGAGCCAAGAAGAATTTGATATCACCCAAGTTGGCTACAGAGTAGCGCAGGATTATTGGCATCTCAGAATCCTCAGATGACTGGATGAGTTGAACACTAGAGCACATTCCAGTCGCCTTGGTAAACAAGTTGAGATATCTGAGACTGAATACATTTGAAATCTCAGTATCAATCTTTTCTGGACAATTTATTGACGTCTCCTGATTTGCAAAATCACCCATGCATGATAATGAGATGTTGGTGTCGTATCTTTTGATCCGAATCTCGTTTGACAAGTTGCCCATGTCTCTGCAGATTCTCTGAAAGTCTACAGATGGAAGAGTCGTCACTACATCCATCTTGATATCTGGAATCTCTAGAATCTCTTCATCAATATCAAGTAACTTGAGGCTAAATTTAGACATTGTCTTTTTAGACTCATTGTGTATAGAAATATACATGTATTCAGGACCATCTATTGATAGACTCAGGGTGTCATTGGTTGTAATAGATTTCAGAAGCTTATATGTATTACCTATGTTAAGACCAGCTATAATCTCTGTAGGACAAGAATATTCTTCAAAATTTTCAGCCGCAAGAAACATGTGAACAAGTGATACTCTTGCGATATCAAGAGTACTGATTCGAATTCCTGTCGAGTCAAAGTATATGTTGATATCGTTAATTATATCTTTCAAAACCTCGAATATATTTCTAAAAGATGTAGCCTGTACAGTTTTAAGAAACATCCTAAGTGTTTCAGTACTCACCTTTTTAAGTTCTGAAGTCCTTCGGTCACAGATTGACTAATCTTCTGCTCGAGTTGACGAGTCATGACAGCTTGATTGTTTTTTCCGATGCTCGATAGAGGGGATAGTTTTCCTGATGGCTGGTGATCAAGACGAGTCGGATTTGTCTTTGAGAATCCGAATCGTTCAATCTTGTTTGGCACCAGAGAGTACAGATACTCTTTGACATCTTTTCCGACATAAATCTGACCACTTGATGTAACTAACGAAGGCACTTTGGATACTCCAGGTGGAACCCCATCGTGGACGTGCTGATATGTCACAATGGAATGCAGGGCTGGCTTGGTCTTGATAAACTCTATTAAGTCATAACAATGTTTACACTTGTCACTATATACAAGCATAGCCATTGTTATCAGCTCGTATTTTGTTGTAAAATTTTTGACGCAACCATTGTATGATTACGGCTCAGGAGATTCAGCAACTTGAGGCTCACCGTAGAAACCTCAAGAAGGATACGTACAAGCACATCCTGGAAACGTTCGATAAGAAGATTCGAAGTGCTGTCGCGATGGGCTTTTCGCACGTGATATTGGAGGTGCCATCATTTGTCTGGGGTTTTCCAATCTATAGTATTGATAGTGCAGCAGCATATCTCAAGCGCCAACTTCTGAATCTGGGATATACAGTGGTCCAGACTGGGAATCATTTCAAGGTTACTTGGGGACGAGCTCCTCTTGCTCAGCCACAGACGAGCGAAATTGAGGATGAGGATTTGCCCTCCCTTATAAATTTGCGAAAGATTGCTAGCAAAATAATCCAGCAAGATAGAAATGGAGGCGATCGTAGAGGCGCGTAGAGAATATATGATTATGCTGCAAGAATGTATGGTTCCAGAGATGATTAATACATTTCTGAACATGTACGAAGATACTCATGAAATGCTCAGGGGCGATCGTGGTCGAGTCGCCAAGTTCAAGGAGATTTCGGCAGAGATTTCAACCTGGTCAGAGAATGATATTGATGTTCATGTAGATCGTATCAAGGCTGAGTGTCCTTGGTTCGATAAGCTCATTGAGGCTTCTATAGTAAGTCTTGTTCAGATTCTCAAGTCTGTCAAGATTAATCAGCAGAGTAACAAGCTCTCACTGACGATTCCATCAACATCAGAGTTTGTTCGCAAGTGTTACAAGACAGCTCAGGTGTACATTTGCAAGTCGGCTGATTTCATGTCAGACGAGGATACACGAGAGCAGATTCTATTCACCAGGATTGTAAAGGCGATCGATGTAGTCATCAGAAGCTATGTTCCTCTTCAGAACATCATATCAATGAACATATCATCTCCAGGTGAAGATCTTACATTTGATGAGCCAGAGGAGGAGGAGGAGCGAGAGGTGGAGGAGGAGACCAAAATTATTGGCGAGGAGGATGATGTTCTGATGCCAGATGCAACTGAATAAAAAAATTATATATCATAAATGGACT